ATAAATTACCGAATATCGCAATTATTGCTTAATTTAAACAAGGCGGTGACGGAAACGTCAAGGGGTAAGATGGGTTGGACAAAAGCACAGCTCCCTTCCAACGTCCACCGCCAAATACGAAAGGAGAGAGCATGAAGGGAATATTTGGGGATTTATTTTGGAAGAAGAAGGCAAACCCGTTTGTATCAGAGAAAGAGGCCGCAGTTCTGGACATAACAGATCGGCTTGTTACCTGGTCAAAGTACGAGGACAGGGAAGAAATTTTAAGCGCGGTATTGTCGCGGGTGTTTCCGCAGCCGGTGCACATTCACCGTAACCCCAAGCGCAAGGAGGCATAATGGAAAACGGATTAGTAGTAGCAGACGTAGAAGTTCCAGCAATCGGTGATTCAACCTTAATTGCTTTGGCTGAACAGGCTGAGAAGAGAGTCAGCGCATTAAACAAGATCAAACGCGCCGCGCTCATGGCAACAAACGCAAGGGATTGGACGGATCAGGCTGGCAATCCTTACCTTCAGGTTTCTGGATCTGAAAAGGTCGCACGTGTTTTCGGGATTGCCTGGAAGATAGACGAACCCCTACTTGAAACAGAGGAAAGCGGCCACTTTGCGTACACCTACAAGGGATATTTTACCGTAGCAGGGGCAACCATAGAGGCCATCGGTACTCGTTCAAGCAAGGACGGTTTTTTCAAGAAATATGCCGGTTACGGTGATGACCGGAAGGAACTGCCGCCGTCTGAAATTGACAAGGGCGATTTAAAAAAGTCTGCATATACAAACTGCATCGGCAACGGTATTACCCGCTTGCTCGGTCTGCGTAACCTGACATGGGAAGATTTGCAGGAGTCGGGAATTACCAAAGACAGCGTAGGCCGTGTTGACTACAAAAAAGCCGGAAAAACAAACACAGGTATAGCTTCCGAAGGGGCGCAGAAAGTAACCGCTGGCGTGACCGATGTTCGCAAGACAACCGGCACAAACGCCAAAACCAAAAAACCTTGGACGAAGTATGTCATTAAGTGCGGAGAAATCGAATACGGAACCTTCAGCGAGAGCAACGCGAAGATTGCCAAAGAAGCATTGGAAGCCGGTTTGCAAGTGGAGATCGGATACACAACCGGACAGTTTGGCAATGACATTGAGTCAATCAAGAAATGCGAACCAGCAGAAAGAACCCCAGGAGAAGAAGGATGATAGTCGAAAAAATACTTGAATCAAAGAGAAAGAAGATTAAGCAGCATCCGGTAAATAGTAACCGCGCGAGCGATCTGGGAATACCTTGTGTCAAATACCACGTGCTGAATCGAACACGCTGGTCTGAAAAATCACTGCATGATGTAGGCCTTCAGCAAGTTTTTGATATGGGCAATGAGATCGAGAAAATCGTGTTGAGGGAATTGGAAGAGGCTGGGGTAACTGTCATTGAACAACAGCGTTCTTTTGAGTGGAAGGAATACGGAATAACCGGACACGTGGACGGAAAGATCGTCTCTGATAATGGCGATATTTACCCTCTGGAGATCAAGTCTTGCTCTCCGTATATGTTCAAGTCAATCAATAGCGCAAATGACCTAAAAAATGGGAAATATGGCTATTTACGGAAATACCCGACACAGCTTAACCTATACATGTTTATGGACGGTAAAGAAAAGGCAGTTTTCCTGTTCAAAGACAAATCATCTGGCGCGATAAAAGAAATATGGCTTGATATTGACTATGAGCTTGGAGAGGAAACGCTCAAACGTGCAGAGGAGATCAACGCTCACCTGGCAGCCGGAACTATGCCGGAACCAATCAATCAACCGATGTGGTGTGATAACTGCGCTTTTTCTCATATCTGCCTACCTGTGCAGATCGGCAAGGAAGTTGAGATTGATACCGGCGAACTGGCAACCATGCTTGACCGGTTGGAAACCCTAAAACCGTTTGTTGATGAACACAAAGAGATTGACGATCAGGTCAAAGAACTTGTCGAAGGAAAAGAGAAGATCCTCGCGGGTGACTATTTTGTTTCTGGAAAGTGGCAAGAGCGAAAATCCTACGATGTACCGATGGACATTAAAGCCGCTTACGAGAAGGTCACAAAGTTTTGGAAACGCAAAGTGCAACATCTTACTAATGCAATGGATAAAGCAGCGTAGCTCAGTGGTGGGCTATCAGGTGGGGCGGCGTAACATATGGTAGTGTGGTGCCGCCCCGCCACTAATGATCGCAAATGCTAATCATCGCAATCATAATATTTTGCTTCTGGACATGGAGCATCCTGAGGGCCGCGTCCAGGCCAATGCCAAGGATAGAAAATAAATGAACTTGACAAACGCCGCCATAAGTTTAACATCGTTTCCCTCCGGGGAGGTGATATGTATGAAAGGCGGCATTTATTCAGATGAGAAATGTCCAGTGTGCGGCAGTCGTTTTAAAGACGTTGGCAATAGTCTGGCCTGTCCTAACCACAAAGACATTAAAACCACTAAACTAAAGATGAAATTCGGCGGGATTACCAAGCGGTACAACTCTTATTCTATCGCATTCAGGACACTTACAGGATTACGTTTCAAGTCAGATGAAAAGACCTTTGATGAGCGGGATTATAAAAGAGATAATCCTCTCGGCTTTTCCAACATTTCAGAAAAATATATTGAACACAAAGAAGGTTTGAAATCCCACAAAGACATTGCCAACCATATCAGGCATGCTCAAAGATACTTTGGCAACATCAATATCAAAGATGTTCGCTATGGTCACTTTGAGGACTTCTTGAAGCAGCTTACTTGCTCTGGTAAGACCAAGCACAACATCATGTCAGATATTCATTCGATGTTTGTCTGGCTGAAAAGACGGCAAATGATACATGACCTGCCTGAATTCCCGGTTGTTAAGTTTGAACTCGGATACCGAAAAACTGTTTCTAAAGAAACACAAATTAAAATCATTGAGGAAGTGAAGCGGATCTGTCCGAACCCGAAAGTTTATCTTGGCATAAAGTGGCTTTCAACTTACATCAGCATCCGGCCAGCGGAGATGATTAACCTCAAGGAAAGCGAAATTGACCTGGCGAATAAATATCTTTACTTCCCTCACCCGAAGGAAAAGAAATTCAAAACCGTCCCGATCTTAACCGAAGATATAGACCTGATTAAATCATTTTCTCTGTCTTTCCCTGCTATGCCGTTTTTCCGGCATGAGGGCGGGATAAAAGGGACGGTAAAAGATCAGGCTTTCGGATTGAAATACTTTTATAAGTGGTGGAAAAAGGCTTGCCAGAATCTAGGCATTGAAGGAATTGACCTTTACGGTGGAACCAGACATTCATCAGTTAGGGCATTAAGGGCATACCGGACACCCGAAGAAATCAAAAAAGCAACTATGAGCGCCACAAATAAAGCCTTTGAAAGATACTACGGTCAGGCGGACGATGAACAGATCAGAAACATCTATACTGACACTGGAAAGGTCATCCAATTTGACCCTGCGTTGACCCTGAAAACCAAGGTCAAAACAGAGAATCAAAACTAACTAACTAATTGAAATCAAAAGATTATTCTTGGTGGAGGCGGCGGGAGTTGAACCCGCTGCCCTTCACAACTGGATTGAGTTACAGAAGGCGCGACCCTACAGTGACCCACGCCATCACAAAAAACAGGGAGTCAAACCGATGTCCTTTATTCCTCTTCCAGTGGTGCTCTAAATAGCAATCTTGTTGGATCAGATGTTTCCCCCTCTGCTAAATCAAGGAAACCATTTACCGTAATCAATGCCTGAGATGTTGGAAGACCAAAAGCGTAACCGGAGGTTTCAAAGATACCCTTTGCCAGCGATCCAGTGTCCACATCATCATTGGGATCAAATACCTTGACTACCTGTTTGCCCGTTTTAACAACTACTTCACCAGCCCTGGCGACAGGAGAAAACTTATAATCAAACCCTGAGATCATCGGACTGATAACATCCCGGACGATTGGCAACCCGGCCAGACGATACCGTGCTATTTCTGATAATGACTCCCATCCATCCGGCACTTTTCTTTCGGTCAGCATATAACCCAACAGGGCCGGAGCCACCACCAACCACCACCAACTTTTCGCAAGATCAGTTTTGGAAGCGGCTTTATTCCCTGTCTTTAATTGCGCCTCAGTCAATTCCCCGTTCATCGAGGCAAAGAAAGTATAATACATGGTAACGAGTTTTTGTAGTTCGCCGCCGCGCTGAATCGCGGCAAGGTCTTTCTGTAATCCCGACCCCTGAGCCAATCTGACTTTCATGTTTGCAAAGTCAATAGCTTTTGCCTCTTGCCCGCCAAATTGTTTCATCCCGACATTAAAAGCGCCCTGCCATGTCGGATAGGCCACGGCCAAATCCATTAGCGTTATCATCGAAAAGAATGAGTCTTTTATTGCCTGTGATCCCTTAAAGTTTTCCAATCCAAGACGACCATACATATCAGCAAGATCACGATCCCACGTATTTGCACGAGCCGCCATCTCCGGTGACTTGGCCTTGATTGCTTCAACCATGTCGGCCCTGTGGGTAAAGAATTGAGCTACACCTTTGCTAAATTCACCCATACCAATGGCATTGATTGACTGTGTAGCACCCAAAATATTAAACGCCGCGACAGAAAACTTCAACCCCATGCCGACAATAGTCGCATTTGTCCGAATCTTTTTAATCCATGCTTCACCCTGAGTCATTGGCATTCTTTGAGGTTTAGCAACATCTTGCAGCCAGGGGATTAATTGAGCATATCCTTCCGTCCCGCCAATGGAGATCGGCGCGTCTTCGATTGCGCCCCGAACCCTGGGGTCTGAGATTATTTTCTGCACATCCCGGACAGCCTCTGCATGTGTAACATAATGATTTACCTCTGCCATGTGCTTAAAGATAACAGACAATTCCAATTTTGGAGGGAGCAACCCGCCGCGCCGTTCATGGGTGAAACTGTCTTTTGTCTTGAGTGATGGATAGATGGCTTCAAAAAGGTCTCGCGCCTGCTCCATTGCACCTAATTTGTCAGCCAACCATGATAGTTTACGATCAAAAACTAAGGGATGATAGTCACCCTCAACCGCCTTTAATCTCTGCCCGGTAAATTTTTCATAGACTCTTGCCAGTTCAGGATATTGCTTTTTATACATATCAAAAATGCCCCGAACAAGGCCACGTTCAGCATCCGTTAATTTGCTAGTAATCGCGTCAATCTGCGTAGCATCCCAATTATAACCGGACATCAGCGCATTGATATTACCCTCGTTGCCGGCGTTAAGCGCCACCATCAAAATCTTTTCTTTGGTCATTATCTGCGGCACTCCGGGGATTTTGTATTTCTCTTTGAGCCACTTGCCGCCCTTCTTTTTAAAAGGTTCAAACAGTGCGGTCAACTCTGCAAAAATAGGTTTAATGTTTGCTATTTCGGCATCAGAAGCCCTCTGAATCGGCATGTAAATAGCTTCATGCACTGGCCCAAGTTCTTTCCATCCGTCCAATCTGCGGGTGATATATTCGGGCTTGGTCAACTGAGTCAAATACTTGTTTTTGTTTTCCTTTAATCTGTCAATATATGACGGGTCTAAAAACATATTTTCCACATCGGAAGGAAGAGAAACAGGGGCAGGCCAGTTGCCTTGTATCGTCCCCACTACATTACTTATGGCCTCTTCAAATGTCCGTTTCTGACCCTGTTCTATCAACTGCCCTTTGAGTTTGCCCAAATGAGCCAGCATCTTAACCTGATCCCCAATGTCGCGGAACTGGTCAAGGGTTAATTCCCTCCATGGTATTTTACCGTAACGGTCAATCTTGTTGAGTAATGCCCGTGGAATATTGACATCCTCACCAGCCGCCTCTTGACGATCAATAAACTCGCGTGTTGATTCCGTCTGTCTGCGGCCCTGTTCGCTCCGGGGAAGCAGATCGTAATCAGAAAGAAATTCTTTGATCTTATCCCGATAATCCAATGGAAGGTTATTATCTTTTGTGATTTTAATTATATCAGCGTGTATCTCTTTTGCTTCTTCCCGCGCTTCTTTTTTTGCCTTCATCCTTTCGGCAATTTCTCTTTGCTTGGTTTTTTCAGCCAGAGCGCCATCAATTTTACCCTCTCTAAATGCTACCCGTGATGCCTGTTCTGCCTTCTTCATCCCGGCCTTTAGTGCGTCATATTCTGACACCATCAGGGAATCAACCATCGTCTGCCCTGTTTCCTCCCGGATAAATCCTTTCAATCCCTTATCCGGTTTGGGTTTGTTTCCCTTCAGTAACCGGCCTAATATCTTTTCTTCTTCTTTTAAAAGATCAATATGGAAATCGGCTTTTTCCGTTTCGGTGAACATATCGCTGAATCTCTCAACAAAATCAGCCCCTAGTTTTTCCCCTTCTTTTTTCATCCCCTGCCAATCAAGGATTGCACTAACAAGCGTATCACCATCGGCAAAGTTATTCTCCTGGGCAAACTCATCAAGGGCAAACTTCCCATCTTTGGTAACAAGCCCCATCCGTTTACGCATTAACTCTTTTACAGTGTCTTTGTCGTAATGATCGAGAGACGATTGACGGATACCGCCATCACGAATAATAGTATCCATGGCAATCTTAACAGGATGTTCTTTGGCATCAAGAAGCCCCTGTCTTTTAATTGCCGCGTTTTCTTTTCGCTTGGCAAAGTCAATTTTCTTTTGGACATTAGCAAAGGCCAGCCGGGAAGCCTCCGCACGGATCGCTTCATAAGAGGGATTGTCACCGATAACACCCTGCGCCTTATCTTGACGCGCAGCCATATCCAAAAGGGTATTTACATCGTCAATAGTTTCTTCGGGAGTAACTGGCGCTGGTTTATTTGTATCCTCAGGTTTAACAGCTATAGCAGATTGTTTCAACTGCCCCTCAATAGACGCACTGTCAGCCTCAAACTTTCCCATCAATTCATCTGCTGCCTGATGGATATATTTTTTAGCCGGACGGGAACTGCCGCTAGATAATTCTTTGGCTTTCTTTTTTAATTCTTCCTTGAGTAATTCATGATCTTTTTCGGGGAATGTCTTATTCAAACAGTCGGTATATTTACTCATTATAGCTCCATAATAATTGGCATCACAAAAGCCATTAACTGCATAAACTCTTCATCGTCCTTACGGACATCAACGGTCTGTCGGGGTCGTTCGTTTGTTGTGTTCCATACACCACCACCACCGCCCCGGACAATCTCCGGTTCAACATAAGGCGGGGTAACTACTCCCCTTGGCCGGAATAAAAGTAATAAGCTCATTCATTATAATTCCTAATAAATCATTATCCGTCTTAATACCGTTGATGTTGACTGCAACACATATAGCCACTTAATTAATCCGGCACTAGATAGTTGATGTATCCATGCCTTATTGCCGATTAAGGCCGCACCCCCCAAATACCAATCAGTTGTCACGGGGTGAATTTCATTACTTACGACATTGTAAGCAAAAACTCGTTGAGGTATGGCGGCAGTTCCTTCTTTGACTAAATAAATATGTTCGTTATCCCAATCTGAACCTGTGCCAGTAGTGAATGTGGTTATAAATGGATGATAAGCGCAAGCAACCCACGTCCCTGCTCCGTTCGTTCCACCCGAAATATCGTAGCGGTCAACTACGCCTGACCCTCCACCTCTGAACGAATACATATAGCGACCATCTTTAATGTCTGAAACATTCGCCCATGAGGCTACTCCTGTTTGCCCAACAAACTCTGCGGTTGCCCCTGTGCTTGGTGCTGCTGCTCTATTTGCAGTTGGCGCAAGTGTTGCCCATGAATTGCCAGAGATTGAATATTTATACATAGTGATTGCGCCATTGCCTAAATAGTAAATAGCGTTTTCATCACCCTCAATGACGAAAGTGGAGGTAGCATCCAAGTCTATCCCTGCTGCGATGGTAAGCGTATCAGTATCGTTATCAGTAATAACTCTGATTTGTCCTTGCCCTGTGCCGCCTGTAATTCTCACTTGATAGTTAATCCATTGGTCTGCTGTCCATGTTTTCCCTGTGCAATCGAGTGCTGTTGTGCTGCTTGTAGCTGCTGCCGTTCCTGTGTCATAACTTACCCCGAATGTTCCCGGTGTCCATAATTTACCATCTGTTCCCGGTGCTGCGGGAAGTCCTGTAATTTCTCTTGAAGTCCAAGTTCCGGCACAAACATCATAAACTCTATAAGAAGCTGCAACCAAAGTTCCTGTTGCTTCCAATATCCAAAATCTACCAGAGTTGATTCTAAAGGTGTCATTGTTGGCAACGGAAGTTACTGCCGAGTCTAATGTTAAAATAATATTTCCAGTCGCTAGATTAGGGCTTGTCATGGAAAGTATTGTTCGTCTTAATCCGATGTTTGCTGCCGTTCCTGATAAAAATTCTATTGTCTGACCGACTGCAAATCCATTAAGTGCGTGAGTTGCTGCATTAACACTTACAGTTGTTGTTGACCCACCATTTGCTGTGAAGGTTCCAGACCATGCTGTGTAAACTCCACAAACACCCGCACCAAAAGCCGGAGATAATGCGCCAGAAGCAATCTGAATCCAATCATCATTACGATGGTCATAAAGATAATGAACGGTCGCAGAGGCTATATACATGACAAATCGTGATACATTGCCATTACCCTTAACAATAAAACCACCTGCTGCCGTTGTAGTAGGCGCTGGCATCATTGTCTGCCATTCTTTCCTGTGTAATTCCGGTTTGTTATTTTGTGCTTCTCCCATTTTATGCCCCCACGCAATTATTGATATTGGCTAATACTGCTGTTTGATTTTCCACCGCTTGTCTGCTTGTCAGATTAGAAGCCGTATATTGTGCTGATGTAAGCGGCCCGGTAACTGCATAAGTTCCACCAACTCCCACAATCCTTAATCCATTGCCACCGGCAATATTCATCGCGGATCCCAACGGTGCTAGTCTTTGGACTAACTCTTGTAGGGTATCGACTAAAGTCTCCAGAACTGTTTGATTCGCTGATGATGCAGCGCCACCCGGGAGCGGCAAACTAGCCGCACTTACTGGCTGTGTTGCCGGATAAAACGCACCAGATACAGGCATTGGGTTATCCGCCGAGACATCCCCGTCATTCTCACCATCCGCGCCCAGAGTTACTTTCATTCGTTGATATTTTACGCCTTCAATATCATCGGTTGCTATATCATCGCCGGTTGTGCCTATATCTATTTTGGTATTATCCATTATTGTAATAACCTCTTATTGTCGTTTGCCACCAGATTAACGCCCTCAATCATCCCGTCAGAGTTACGGCGAACAACCTTAAGTGACCATTCGCGCGGGGCCTGTGGCTTTTCCACGGCTGCCAGCACAAGTTTTAGCACCTTGGCAATCTCTTCCGCCTGCGCCTTGGTCATCGTCTGAACAGCCTCGGTAAACTTCACCAACTCATCGGCAACCCTGTCCATCGGCTCCCGATCATCAATCTCAATCTCTTTAACCGGTTCTTTACCTTTAATTACTTTCATCCGATGCACTCCTTGAACGCTTTGAGTCGGTCAACCATTGATTTAGTATCGCTTAATTCTTTGATAGCTGTTTCAACAGGCACTTTCTCTTTGACTATCTCACCATCCTTCAACCGGGATACTTCGAGTTGCGTATCGGCCGGAAACATCTCCGGGGTGTATTTAGTTTCAGCACCCTTTATTTGAACCAATCCTTCTGCGGACGCTGCCGCTGGCTGAACGATCTCTCCGGGGATAATAGTTTGTGTCTGCCCTTCGATTAAACCAGCCACAGGCTTTTTAGCCACGGCCTCACCGCCCATTTCAGTAGTAGTTGTTTTATATGGATCAACCTTAAATAAGTTCTTTATCGACTGCACCCACGGCTTGTCCTGAATAGTAACCAGCCTTGAGGCAGGGATTTCAATATCAATGCCGTTTTTAACGGCAAATACCATGTCCTCTTTTGTCATCTTTAAATCTTTAAGGATCGCCGCCTGCTCTACTGATAACCCCGACTCCGGCCCCCAACCTCGAAACTCTCTAAACTCTGCCGGTGAGACATAAACCTTTTCAGGCATTTTATATTTCGTGATAACTTCCCTCATATAGTTTTCAGCAAATGCGGAAACGGCTTTATCTTTACCAACCATTATGCCCTTGGTTGCAAATGCCTGCCCGACCAGATCAGTCAGTTTTAACACGTCCGACATCGGCCCCTCTGGATCACCGGACAACTCTGCCAAACCCTTGCCTGCGCCAAACTGATATTTGCTGTCAGTGGCTTTTGATACGGCATAGTTTTCCGCTTCTGCCAGCCCCATAAACACACCAAACCCGGCAGCAATCCCGCCAGCTTTAGCCACAGCGCCATAAAGTCCGGCAGCGGCATATCCGGCAGACACTTCGGTAAAAGAAGCGGCAGCAATCGGCGCAAGAGACAATTTCATCAAGAAATCGTACTTCTCCGGTTGTGTGTAAAATCCCTTTGAGTTGGCATAGTCAATACGCTCCCGTTCACCGACCATATTAACCGGGATACCCGTCTCTTTAGACACCTGATAATTGTCAAATGATCTTGCGTTTTCCTTAGAATCGTCACCAAACAACCCGCCAAAAGCCTCAAGAGCATCCATCCCAACCTGACCGATGTTCTTTTCAGGCAGATCATCAATATAGGTTTTGGTCTTCTGCCACCATGATTTATCCGGCTCTGACCATATCTGAGTTGGCTTGTCAGAATCCAAAGAAGTGTTTGCCATATTAGCCAAACCTAAAGGATCAGGCATTGCCCCCTGTTCTTGATTCCCCATTATTCCCAAAGGATCACTAATCATTTCTTAATGTACCCCTGCTTACGGTAAATTTCGACTTGTTCATCAATGTTCTTAATCTTCTTTTCTTTGAGCCATTGCCTGATTTGTGCTTCCGTATATTGTGTTTTAGGAGCTTCCGGCTGCTTTGCCGCTGCCTTCTGCTGTAAAAGCTCTTGATCGGACGTGGGTTTCTTTTCACCCGGCATGACAAAATCAACTACCGCATCCTTGGCCTTTTCACCCCACTTGGCTTTACCTTTTATCAATTCCCTGTAGTGCGTCATAACGGCGGGATTATCTACCTCCACTCCGTTCTTATTCATCCAATCAAGAAGCGTCTTTTGAATCTCACCATTCTCTATACGCTTGGCTTCTTTAGAATTTTTACCCTTGGTTTCAGTAACTCTTGCATTTAATTCTTTTTCCGCTTCGGCGAAATAGTTGACTCCGCCTCTCTTCTTGTTTGATCCTTCCAATAGAGATAACAGCCCCGGCAAATCTTTTGTTGCCCCCGGCCCCAGTGCAGCGACCGCCGCAACAACTGCGTTCCTGTCTGTAATTTTACCCGCTACAATGGCCGACTGCACATCAAAAACACCCAACTGTGCGGCTAGTACATTGTTTTGAAGCATTCCTGTTTCAAGGGATCGGTAAAGCTGAGCTCCTTCTTTCTGGTCAATCTCACCTGTATTGATTTTGGCTTTGATAGCCTTCAATGCACCTTGCGGATTAGAAGGGATCAACCCATAAATATTGTCTAAGTTCTTTTCCTGTATGTCTTTCTTCGCTTGCTTTGTGGCTATATCGTTATGCTGAACCATCTGCGCCACTTGCCCCGCTGTTTCCGGTGTCAATCCAAACTCCTTCATGCCATCCGGGGTAAAGATCGTGCTTATGGCAGTCTGCGGAGAGAACTTCCCGCCACTTTGGAAACGAGGGTCTGAATACACTTTGGTAAAAGCGGCTTGCGTAATGGCCTCTTTCCCCGCCCCTTGCAGCAACCTTTCCATTTCATCAATCTTATTCACATCCAGATTGGCAAATATTTTCTTTTTCTCTACCGGATCAGCCAGACGTTGAATTAAAAAAGGCGCGTTTATGGGATTGCTCGCCATTGTTTTTAACCAATTTTCGGTATAACGGGAACGCTCCAATGTCTTTAAAGTATCCTTGGCCGCACCTAAATACCCGCCCTGTGCATCCAGGAAAAAATCAACCTTCCCAAGACCATTCTCGTATTCCCCTGTTTGTACCGATTTTCTTATTTCATCATCCGTATTTATTTTTATGGTAGTGAGGGATGTATCCCAAAGTTTCTTGTCTAGTGTCTGCTGTGCGCCTCTTAACCGCGTTTGCTGATCGGCCATAAATGATCGGTTTAAATAATTAGAAACTTCTGTGTTTGACGCTTTTTTGAGAAAGTTGTCTTTTATTTCCGTGTGTGCTGCCTTCATTTCATCAAGCAGTTTTGGTTCAGTTCCGTCCGTGGATTTGAGAGTAAATGAATCATATTCATCCAGTTGCACTTTAAGGTCGTTATCAAGCCTTACACCTTCAATAAGGTTCTGCTGATCATTTTCGGCCTTTATATTTTTGCTTACAATGGCTCCGATTACCTTCGCTCTTTGGTTTGCGCTCTGCAAAGCAGAATCACCCGCCTCTTGCATTGCCCTGCCTAGACTTCCCGCGCCACCAGATAATATACTTGGTATGTTAATATCCATTTTAAACCTCTTTTAGCCCATTACAAAAGACATGCCCCGCATAAAACCGTCATTTGTGGATTGCATGTTTGACGTTTGTTCTTTCAACCTTGCCACTTTCCGCGCTTCCCCTGCCGCTGTCCGATAAATACTTGCCTGGTAATCATACATCCCTAAATTAGCTGTATCCACCTTAGTTTTATCTAGCATGATTGTGGCTTTTTCCTGTATTCCCTGAGCGTCTCGTTCCTTTTGCCAGACATCGGTATCCCCCTCCCACTTTGTTACAGCGTAACCAAAGGCTCGTTTATCACTTTGATCTGCCAATGCTTCCAGAGGGGAACCAAATGACATATCAACGCCCGATTTAGCCCCTTTGGTAAACCCTGTTGCCACGCCCTTATCTGTTTCACCCTGATATTGGTTTAAAAAAATTTCACTCTTGGCTTTCGCGTCCTTAACATCTATCTGCGCGTAACCGGCCTGCATTTGAAGAAACTCAGCTTTCCGTTCGTCCATCTCAATTTTACGCCTTGCTTCCTCTTTTTCGCGTTCAGTAAGCAAGGCTTGATTATTATAATAAGCGTTCTGCTGTTCACCCTCATAATACGCGCCATAAGACCTGTACGACCCCGCCATAATACCAGCCATTAGAAAATCCTCCCGTACATGAGATAGTTTTGTCTATCCGGCCCGAATTGTCTCATGACTCCTTCGCGCGTGAAACCAAGACGTTCTATCCAATTAATCGCCGTCATATCGCCTTCTTGTATAAGTGTTTGTATCCGGTATAGTTTATAATTCTCGATGACACATTTCATTTTCGTGGACACGGTTTTATAGACACTAAGCGGATACCGCTTGATATGTTTACTGATAAGCATCCATGAATCGCAAACACCTGGCCACAACATAGCAAAACCACCAGAAACGATAGGCACGTCTCCATCCAAAAGAGTATAGGCCGGGCCGAGATGCGGGTAGTTGACAAATATTGTTCTGTCTTCCCGTCTCTGCCATCCGCGTTCAAGGAGTTCCATCCGGTCAAAATGCTCAATTTTAAAGTCAACGACTTCCATTAAATAACTCCCTGCTTTTTATCGTAGCTCCTCGCGCCTACATATCCAAGATAACCAGCTCCCATTAATGCCCACATACTTTCAGGGATAACGAGTAACCATGCCTTTACTCCACTGGTAAGATTTGCCGCAACTACGGGATTGACAGCGTAGATTATCCCCATTGGGATAGATGTTAAAATCATAATATACATCACATAAAGAAAAGCCGGTCTTGCTCTGGATGTCCATTTATCCTGTGATTGTGCCTCGGCTACCATAACAGAAACCCGTGCCGTTTCTATTACCGCTTCGATTTTCTCTGCTTCCAGGGCGATCTCTGCCGCCTTATTAGCGCTTAAAGGTTCCTTCCCGGTTATCGCTGTGCGGATGTCCTTCAACAGAGTTCCCGCGCCTGTAAGAACAGTTCCTAAATCTAAGTTTGCTAGTGATATTCCAGCCATTTTATTTCTCCTTTGTGATCGTTAATATTACCTTGCCTTCTTCGATTCCGGCCTTAAGGAAGGGCATAAACTTGTCATAAGTTACCTTGCTATTACCAATAAAGTTTTCTATATGAGATTTCTCCCCAACCAAAATACAACCTTCTGTATCCTCTGCCGTGTTGCCGGAATGTATGCGAACACCCTCAAAGCCGGGGACGTTTAATAGCAACGGCATTACCTTTTTAAATCGGTTGCTATAATTGGTAATGACTTCATAAACCCCATACGGAATTGCCGTCTCTCCGGGCACCTTTACGTCCCGGACACAATCTTCCATGGTGTAACAAAACAAATTACCATTTATAAATAGTTGACCGATAGTTGACTTCTCAGTTAATGTTTTTCTTGCAAGAGTTAATTCCATTCTTTTCACCTCTAAATTGTGCCTTCATAATACCCGATTACATCTGACGGATTCCATTGTGTTTCATTACTTGTCTTTTCGTTTACAAATCTGAACTTACCGCATAAGATAGCCGTTCCGTTTGCTTCCGGCCCCCAACCTAACCCAAACTGAAAATACCAAGGAGCAATCTTGACAACCATTGAGACATAGGGAATTGGAATATAGTATTTAAGACTTACTGCAAACTGAAGAAAGAACACCGCATTACAGAACTTCGTCCACCAAGGGTTGAATACTCTTAGGTCAATGATAGTCCATTTCTCACCAGACCAAACAAGTTTTCTCACTCCCATAGGTACTACCCATATATTAGGATTAGCAATAGTCGGTATCCTATCTGCCGCAACATACCCACATCTGAGATTGAATATAGAGTAACTCTTTACATCTTTGACGATGAAGGGGAAAAAAGATTCTCTTAAAACCTCCCCGAAATTGCGGACATAATCTTCATAGCTAATACTTCTGCCCCACATATAGGTTCGCCACCAATCCCATTTATTGCACCACATCGTAAATGCTTGAAACCAACTATATTTCCAAAGTTCCATCTTTCTTCTCCTTTTGCGCATGCAAGAAATACTCAATAAAAGTTTGAGCATTAAGAAGTCTTAATTCAAGACATCTTTTCTCGTCCTCAAGGTATTCTATCCTCAATTTTAACTCTTCGTTTTCTGTCATCTTCCTTTTGCCCAAAACCCAATTGCCATTAGCCCTAAGATAGCACCGATTATAATTGTTGATGTTGCTGTAATTAAAGCTCTTTTGCAAGAATTAAGTGTGCTTGACCAGTTACCTATCAACTGGTGATGTTGATAGTGGGTTTCACGATCAATATAAAATGCCTTTAGCTCTTCGCTTAGTGCTTCCTTAACGGCTTCCTTTATCGCTTCACGTTCCACTTACCACCTCCCGTCCAATAGTAATATATCGCCCATGATGTTCAGGGCTTCCAACCGATTCAACACAGTTCCAGTATTTTGTCATTTCTGTAAACCAGAAAGCAGCGTTTCCTTTAATCGTGGTGAGGTCTTTACCCAATCGGACATCTGTCCGATCATAAACCTCGATTATTAGATTGCGGCATGTCCGGCGCATTTCCGACATGATCTTGTCCAACTTTTCCGGGTCAACCGTCATTAGAACATTGATACAAATACCCCAATCAGCAACCGGGAAATCAGCGGGCAACGATTCAAGCGGGCTGACTATGTATGTTAATTTATCCCCGATTAACGTACGAGTTTCATCTTCGAGGGCAACGGACGCAAAATCCACCATATTTATCAAATAACCGGCCCTTAACAACTCGATTTCTGCCCTGCCTGTACCACTGCCATAATCATTAATTGTCGAGCCTGCGGGTATATAGCGCAAGAGAAACGGCACAAGTCTTTGACACGTTGAACCCCTGCGGTATTCTCCCTTTTCCCATATCTCGTTAAAGTCTTGCGGTGTCGTCATCGGTCTTCCGTCCTGAAGCGTGGGAGTATTGATAAAACAGTAAATGGCAATGGGTCATCGTGTTTAATATAAACCCTGGCATCAAGCTGCCAATCACCACTAAAATTGAAATCGTCCTTTATCCCGGTAAACAGATCGAGTTGTTCGCCTGCGCCCTCAGTCTCTTCTTTATAAAATATCCTTTCGGTTGTGTTCGCATCTTGCCCGATTTCCCCGCCCATCGAATTGTAGAGATATAAAGCCACGCCATGAATACGCTTGATTTTCCCTTGACTTACGCCCTCGATAGAGCCGCCCTGAAGGTCTAAAGGTTCAAGCTCGCTGGTATAGGGTAGGCCCACATGGATAACAGAAGCGGCGGTATCCAGCGCGATCCCGCCATTGGCAACCGTTTTTTTAGTTTGCACAATTCCGTCTGCTAAAATTGCAACGGTTTTACCTTCCAGGTGTTCTAATCCCGATAAACTGCTTGTCGGAGATCCATCATAAGATAATCCGCAATCAACAAAATAAGCGTCTTTATAGTCTGTCCCGAAATCAAAATCGGCCATTACTTCAATATATCGCTTTTCCACTCCGTCTATTGTCCGGTTGACTATCATGTACAAATCGTCCTGGTTGTCTCCGGGGATCACGCAGATATCCTCGACTAATCCGTCCATCGGGTGATAATGCCAGCCGATAACCTTCTGCTCACGTTCATACGTCATACCTACCAGCCGACCATCTTCTGTTTGTCCCCATAATATAGGGAACGGGGAGGACATAAAAACAACTCGTTTAAACCCTGATCCACTGATGTGTTCTGCAAATAATGACAGGTCAATGCCATCGTAAGAATCATTGACGTAATTGTAGGATAACTCGCGGAGCTTTGTCCCGCTATTCTCGGCATTGCCCCGGCGTTGCACAAACAGGATAGCGTTGCCGACATTCACCGGGTCAAGGTCTGATGATCCCTTCCGGCTTTGCGGTGTCAATTTAACATTTGTTGGCGTTAATGCTGCCGCGTCACTTTGCGCACCTAACCGATATTCTGCATTCACCGTACCGACAACCAACTGCCCCATTGCACCAAGCCAACGGATAATATCTGATTGTAACTTGTAGGCAACCGGATCAGCGTCTAAAACGCCGGGCGTAAAGTCTTCATATTCTGTCGGCTTTGACCCCCATACTGCGTCTGCATCATTCTCTGACGATGCCACCATTAGGCGCTGTTCAAAAAAACAACCGCATGACGGGTATCCGTTCTTTATCGACCATGCGCCTTCGGCAAAATTATCCGTTGCCGCATCGTCACCTAGGGTAGTTATCACATCAGCAACCGCCACTGTGCCCGATGTAATGCTTCTTATAATGACATGCCCCGTGGTTGAATCATGAGTTAAACGGAAAAATGCGCCGATATGACCGGCCACAAAGTATGAAGAGCTGGCCGTTAATGTAATCCCATTGCCCGTGATGGCAGAGGGTGTCATTGTTAATGAATCAATCTTAAATATCTCAACATTATCAATGAAGATTTCGGATGTGACTTCTTTAATAGAAACATCGTCTATTCTCCATTCCACCAAAACGCCGGCTGCTCCAAGATGGGAAATATAAAACTTAGCATATCCCCCTGTTCCTGTTTCTTTGTAGTATCCGGTGTAATTAGTCCATGTGTCCGCTGTCGGTGTGACGGTTGCACTGACCATATCTTCCGAATCATCGCCTGACCTGATTTTATAGGTATATGAATTGGCGGCATCACCGCGCAACCAAAAACTATATTTATACCATTTTCCTTCCTCTGTATAAAAATTAGCACTATGGATGACTGCTGTTTCCGCAGCGTGAGAGACATCTTTTGTATATTTAAGGGAATATGTACCCGCGTGTTTTTGAGCCGAATCTAAAGCTATAACGTGTTCTGCCCATTCTCCTGTTTTTGTCCATCCTGTGATTACTTCACAATTCCCATTAGTAATTAGTTCTGTGGCCGACAAAATCACCGCTGGCCCCAAAAATTCAATATATGCTGCCGCTCCCCCTGCCGTTTCCGTGTACCATCTTTCGTACTCTGTCCATTCCTCTGATGGTATGCCGGTCAAAGTGTCTATTGTTACTAATGTACCCGAATCACTGCCTGGATGAAACTTTAAGATTAATGTTCCCGCCGACGTAAATACCCTGAACCTTATACGATAATTGCTTGCAGTAACCGTTGTAAAGACGCCGGATTTTACTCCATCCGTAGCTACCAGCGCTAATAATTTGCGGGAGTATGCACCTGCGTAAAATCTTTCTGTGCTTTGTTCTTGCACTAAGGGGCTGCCAACCGATGTCCAACCCGTGTTACCCTCCATATCGGGATCAGGAACTAAATTAACTCCGATCTCTGCCGCGGCGTTACTCGGTAAATATGGCCCGTCTTCAATAGGGGCATTTTTACATATCCAATCATCATGATCATAACGAATGAGTTTTTGAATTGGTTTGCTTCTCAAAAATAAATACATGAGGTCTTTGTCTTGGGCAAAACGAAGGGAACTAAGATCAGCAGTTACGTAAGGAGTTCCCGACTCAAAAGGATCGCTTTCATCATCAAGCACCTGGCCCCTATCCATAAACACGCGCATGTATGAGTTGCCTAATTCCAAAACATAAGCCTGTTCTGTCGAATACTGGAAGGGGATGAGACGGGTTTCTTTTGTGCTGTCTTTCACTTCGGCAATAAAGATCGTTCCCGGTCTCTTCTGCCCGCCGCCATGCACGCGACAAACGAAATTACGCAGTAACCGACAAGCGTTAGGATAGGACGCAAGATCAATCTGCCCGAACATCTGCGGGCTGTATTCTCCGGCGGTGAAATTAGTGATCGCGGGCGATACTCTTGGCATTACCTACCCCCTTGAATTAATCCAATCATTAGACGCTAGTTGTGGGGCCGTCCCCTCAAAAGCATCAACGGTTTGCGCTTCGTCTAATTTGTCTTTGTAAAGTTTCCAGACACTTTCAGCCATGGTCGGTGAATTGGTCAAACCAAGCGCTATTGTCGCCGCCAATCGTGCGGACATTACTTCAATCAACAGACTATCCATTTCATCAGCGCCAATGCGTTTGATGTATGATATTTGTGCGGTTCCCTCATCGGTTAAAAGAAACCCGTTTTGAATCTTAAACTTTATTGTATCGTCATCAGAGATCATTAAGACACGCAGGCAGCCGGACGGCAGTTCGTAAGCGTAACTAAACCCAAATGTCGGAGCCGTTGCCGCAACCAATGCCGCTGATCCGACTGTGGCACAGTTCCAAGTATAAGCTCTTAAAACCGCGTCAACTGTTTGCTGATAGAATTGCAGGCAGAGTTTAGCCGCCTTATTATCGTCCGTTATGGCATTGATGGGGTTGTTACCCAGAAGTCGTAGCGCATTGTTGCAGATAACCAAATCAGAAGCGCCAAGCGCATTCATTCCAACGGGTACCGTGACCATCCATTCGGTTTCATCCATAATCGCATCGCCCCGGATACTCCACTCTTCAACCGCTACAATTACATCATCCGACTGACAATATCGCACAATGTACTTGCCATCATCGAAAGCAACCCTGTTTTCTGATCCTTCGTAAACACCAGGCATATTCGGGTTCTCTATTAAAAGAATCTTTTTGTCTGTCACTGTTGATTGAGAATAAAATTCGCCCAGAGTATGACCGGCGGACGCTGAATTTTCCAGTATGTACCCGTCAACTGCCCTTTGAATGAAACAGTATTGCCCCCCCAATGATGGATAATCTTCTAATGTGATAAGTTTAGCTGGCATTTAATGCTGCCTCCTTTATGTAAACGTAAAATACTTATCTATCTTCTTTACCGTTGCCAAAAATGGGATTTCGTTTTCGTAGGATTTGCATTGATCCAACAACACCCCACTTCCGGTAAAGACAACATGTCGCGCATCTCCAAGTAAAAACTGTATAGTTAAGCATGTGGTAACTTTATCCTTTGTAAATTTACTGTCCTTGACTCTGTAGCCGATCACCGTTATTTCTTTGTTTATAATATCGTCAATTTTCAGCTTCACCCCGTCTAAAGGGACATGTTCGCGGGCGAAGTCACTAAATCGTTTTGGCGGTTCCGACTCCTCCATTAAATTGATTCCAGCACAACGTCAGCAATTGCTTTAGCGTGCGCCCTTAACAACTGATAATCGCTGTATGGTTCTATCTTTGTGCCAACAATCTCTCTATTTGTGGGAGTTAATTCTACATCTTTACTCTCAAACATAGATTTAATAGTGGCAAGTTCGTTGTTTATCAGTGCCAGTTCTGCATCTTTGGTATGGACCTCAGCGATAATAGCGTTAATTATTTTGCTTCTTGTCAGTTCACCTTCAATCTCCACATAAGAAAAATCGTAACTTGTCTTTGTGCTACCATCGGGGTTTTCTCTGGTTACTTCGATAGCATCATATCTAACTTGGGTTAAACCATTAGATTTAACTGTGGTTAGAGGTATAGAGTCTGAGTTTGATTTCATGGTGCAACCTCCATCAAGGGGTTATTTTGTTTTAGTTGGACACAACATACCCCAACAATGTTCTTTATTTCTGTGTCCACATATTTATCAAAAAGCCTCTTGCAATCAGCATATTTTATCCAGCCGTAATAACTCATCAATCCATTGATAACCTTGGTTGCGGATATTTTTCCCCAATCTTTACGGATAGAGGTTATTTTAATTTTGAAGTTTCTGACAATAGATTTGCGTAATAATATAAAGCCGTGGAAGAATCTGTACCCAAGGAAATCAACCCCGCGAATGTCAATAGGATAAATTTGATAGCTGCTTTTCAAGGACAGCAACAGGGATGAACTGCAATACTCTTTTATGGAATTAATCGCGGCATGTAGCGCTGTTTTGGTTCCGGCAAATAACACCAGATCGTCACAATACCTAAAGTGATATTTAACTCGTAAGGTTTCTTTTATAAAATGATCAAGCCCTGACAGATATATATTTCCGAAGTATTGAGACAGATAATTGCCAATGGGAATACCGGGTGTGGAGTCTATTATTTCATCCAGAAGCCAAAGCGTATCCGGGCATTTAATCTTTTTCCTGATTATCTGCTTTAAAATATCATGATCGACAGACGGGTAAAACTTTTTGATGTCTAATTTCAGACAATATTTAGTGCCTTCTTTATCTTTTAGCGCCTGCTTTACCCTCTTTACGCCATCATGCAAGCCTCTGCCTTTAATTGATGAATAGGTGTCCCGTATCAATGACTTTTTCCAGATAGGCTCCATAATCTGCATGATACAATGATGGATGATTCTATCCGGGAAATAAGGTAGCTTGAATATTTCACGTTCTTTAGTGCCGAATTTTCTTTTAAAGACATGATACGGAGCATTTTTAAACGTCTTGTTCTTCAACATCTCATGGATTTGCTCAAAGTAAAATTCAGGATTAGCATCAACAATGCCTACACCATCATAATGTTTTTTACCTTTCCGGGCGTTATGATGGGCAAGTCGAATATTCTCGATGTCGTAAATCTTCTCGTATAAATTACCGTACCGTTTCATTCTGTTCCTTTTGTGTTTATTTTCGTCTCTGAGCTTTCGGTTTCCCTACCAGCACATAATGAGACAGTCTTTATTTTTCACCAAGAGGTGCGGTCACATACTTTAGAGCCTTACTAAATAAACATACGTGGGAGCTGATATTCGCATTGGAATTGGAGGACGCATTGTTGACATTCAGATAGAAGACACTGTCATTCGTGCCATTATTCGCATAACCCCCTGAATGGGCAACCGCCTAACTCAGCGCACCAGCATGCAACCTTGTACTACTTATGTTAATTTATGCCATTTTGTGCCTCCGTGTTACGTTCTCTCGTTATCTAAAACACACGCGGGAGCCGAAATACGCATGGGAAATGGAGGACGCATTGCCGACATTCAGATAGAAGACACCGCCATACGCGCCATCAGCCGCCCAACCCCCCGAAAGGGCAACCGCCCAACCCGTAGTTTGGTAATAATAATCAGTAATCTTAGTTGCCGCATCTGCATCAGATCCCACCGCCGGTAAGAAACCTCTGTCTATGTTGATTAATGTATTTTGATAACCATCATCCGCTTTGCAATTAACGCCAGTGTCAGAATAGTTGGTTGTTGTATCGTCAGCCAGATTAGCAAGGACATTACACACCCATGCACGATGATTGCCGCCGCTTTCATAGACGTTTAAGCCATCCATCCATTTGTATAAATGGCCGTAAAAGTTCTCTATCCCTCGGTAAGACATATACTTGCTGGCTTCTGCTGCGTATCCCGTCCCACCAGCTGTGTTACCAGTGGCATTACCTATTGAGTTGGAGTTACCAGACGGAGCAAATGGATAATAAGAAATACCCGCCCAATCTGTTACATTGGAAATGCCTGCACCGATCTTGGCCTGTGAATTAAAGCTGGCATACTCGGTCAGGTATAACAGTTGAACTGCCGACCGGTAATCATACAATTCTTGTGACCAGCCCGCGCCTCGTTTAGCTGCCATTACCCTGCCAAAATGTCGCGTTATGTTTGTGACGGGTCTTTTTGCTGTTACGCTGCTAAGTTTGTCATTATCATGGTCAATGGTCGCACCGGATACATAATCTATGTAAGTGGACGTTGTGGCATCCCAGAGAATAGCCTCATAAGCTCCGATATAAATATAGTCATATTCTGTTGCCCCGGATACAAATGCCTGATGAACGCTAAACCCGGCTCTTGCAACTGTGCTTATTTCCCATGTATGCACCGTGCCAACATAAGTGTGTCTATGCCAAAACTTCGGTATCTGAACCATTACCTGACCATCAGCGCCGGTTAAATCTGAAGCACCGCCCTCAGCTAATAATGCTGAATTTGTTTGGTCAAGATAGTGGTTGACTGTCCCATCATCTGCCACTAAACATCTTTTCATGTTCGCCTGTATAGGCAGACGGGTATTCCCAAGAGTTGCCCCTACTTGATACCCTGCATTATCTCCTGTTCTAGCGTATGTATCTAAGGATTCGTCCCACGACACGCCATAATAAGAGGGAGTGATGTTTGCCTTTAGGTCAAGTGCTGTTTTTAAAGTGTCGGGAGCAATTGCCTTATCTGTCACCGTCCCGGCTGCGACCTCAGCAGAGGAAGCAAAAGCAATATCTGGTGTACCTAGTGCCAAAAACTGATCTCTTACAGCATTTTTAGAAGGGGCAACATGATCCACACCATTCCAAGTATCTGCATCATACGGATCATTAGAAACGGCTGATGTTATTGTTAATTCTCTTCTTGCCAGATTTGTGTATCTTTTATTCCTCATTCCGGTTCTCCCAACCATTCTTTCGTTCGACCTGATAATGATTTAACTCTACCTTTAAAATAATTGTGGTTTGCGTTGTCCCATTCTTCTTTAATGTTTGTCCCTAGAAACTGATTTACCACCTTCCCCGGAGGATCAAAGAAATGCCCTGTCCCGTCTATGGGCACACCGGCGAGAATGATCTTGTCATAACCCAAGGCCAAGCCAATCATCGCCGCAAATAGGCCGGAACTGCCACCCCTGCCACCCTCAATCTCCCAAAGGTAATCGAGACCACATCGCGTCTTAAACTCTTGTGGCGCTAGGTTATCGTTGTTCTCTGGCAGCCGATGACTGTGTGTTATGACATGGCTTTCCTCGCATTGATTCGTCCAGCGCAATTGCCTCCAAAGAGGCGGTTCTTCCGGGTGCAATGACACTCCATGATGGACGCGGTCTTTCCAGTGCATAATCATGTTGTTAATGGCAATTACTTCAACCTTGGTGAAATCTATCTTGGCGCAATCGTCCCAGATACACCGCGCTGATCCCAGCACAACCGCCGTGCCTTTGAAGCTGCCGGCACAACCGGGAGCCTTTTCGCCCCTGCCTCTTATGCCGTTACTTTCCCAGATAGGTACATCAGTCACGTTTCGCCCCTTTTGCCACTATTTCGTATGAGTTTCCGGCGGTATTTACCCATCGGACATCATGCCAATGCTCGCTGATTTTACCCAGCCACCATTCGCCAGGCATAACGGTTAAATGCAATACGTCATTGATCTTTGCTCCCCATCCGTCCTTCTGGCCAGAGATCGAGAAAAAACAGTTCTCAACTTTTCTGGACATCTGCCACAATGCTATATCAACCCATGGTGTCGGCACATGCTCCATCACGTCAACACAAAATCCCCAATCAGCCAGAGGTAATTCCTTCGGCAAATCGTGAAGCGATGACTGATGATATTTCTCTCCAAGGTCATGATGTAAACCTTTGGACGATATATCAACCGCATGAACATCATGCCCCAGGTCAATAAATGCCTGCGCTGCATCCCCTGTACCGCATCCGAAATCAATGATCGAATCGCTCTGCTTGATATATCTCAGAGCGTTACTGACAAATGATATACCCGGCCCCGGACTGTATCCGGGTATCTGGTGCATCCGGTCGTATTTGTCTTTCTCTTTTGCCTGTAATTCGATCATGTTAATAGTCGGAGGGAGTTGCCTCCCCCCGTCCTGTTAAATTGTTAATTCGGGCAAGCCTTGAAGATAACTACTTCAATGGCTCCGTTTGCCGTTTCCACACCGACAGTTACATAAAGCGGAATGTCGGACGTGGTATCATTCTTGTAGCCCAAACCTTCTGCTTTTCGGCATGCAGTTACCTGACTGGCCGTAGTGAATACCGTTGCCGCAAGGAAACGATCTGTATCGCCAGCATCACCCAGAATCAGAGTAGTGGCCGAACCTAAATCGGCAGAATGAATAAACCCGTCAACATAAACTTCGCCCGGTTTTAATACACCGACCTGAAGAGTCAATCCGGCAATCGCTGACGCGAATGTGTATGTGTCGTGAGTTACCCTTAATTTACCGCCCCATTCAGCACCCATAAAAGTTGAGGGAACCGGGGAAGCGTACTTTGTTGAATTTGCTCCGTAAGCATCCATAATCCAAAACCTCCGTATTGTTAGTATATGGCGGGAATTTCACCCGCCAGTTAATTGTTAAGACTCAAGACAATCAATCTCGACCAGACCGTCTTCGTCCATACGTGTTGCACCAATGGACATACCCAAGTAAACCTGAGTTGCCATGTTTTTATCACGGCGCGGGCCAACATCGGTGATCACATCCAAGCCAATTGCCAACAGCAAGCTGTTTTTCTGCCCTGCAAGGCATTTACGAGTTGAACTGGACAAGGTCAACCTTTCCGAACGGACAAACTTGAAGCCGAGGAAGGTATCAACCTGACCGGAAACCAATGCTTTAACCGTGTTAAAATCGGAACTCGTGACTTCTGTAATTGACAAAAGATCACTTAGCTGCTTGGAGCCGACTATACAAAAACGATCCTCATCATCCACTTCATTGCCATCAAGGATAGCTTTAGCGGAACGCAGTTTAGCAACGGTCAACCCTGTTGATGCTGCTGCAACCACATTGTAGGAAGTGTCAAAAGTGTAGGAAGTTGAACCGTCAACGCCGCCGTAACAAGTAGCCAAAGCACAGGCGATTATTTCATCGTCCATTGCTCTGTTCATTGAATTTTTGGCATTGATCGCGTAGTTACTGGCCGGATCGGTCAGAACCTTCTTGACATCCATATTGTCAACAAGATCAGCCCAATCGTAATCGGCAAGAGATACGCGCCGTCTGAGGTGAGGAGTGGAAACCAACGGGGTATCAGCGTGACGAACTGTACGCTTTACCGCTGCCGTTGAGTTAAGTTGATCGAAAAACGCATTTTTCCCGGTGATGCCTGCTTCGACTCTTACCAACTGGCGTAGCCGGGACTCTTTCTGTTGCATTAAGATTTGAACATTACTTGAGTATTGTTCAACCATTGCAGTTGTAATCTGAGTGCTCATGTTAAAACCTCCGAAAATTATTTTATTTTTTTAATTTTCGATGGCTCTGCCCGTTCAAACGGAAGCTATCATCAGCAATTACGTCTTGCTGTTTTAACGGCCTGCTTTTGGCTTGCACGGACTCTTGCGAGCTACCCGACTACATAATTTACTTCTTGCCAATTTGCGGACTCTTACGAGTTACCCGCTATTGCCGCCACCTGTTCCGCCATGAATCAGCCGGACGGTTAGCGTCATTACAAATTGTTTCAAGAACAGATATAGGCGCGTTTAAATCAAACGTTCTGCCCGTCTGTTTTGTGATTTCCTCAAGCTCCCGCCGAAGCGCGAACGGTAATATACGGACGGCGGGAACAGGATCAGCCGGAGGAGGAGAGACAACCGGCTTAATATCTTCTTTTGGTTCGACCTTAGCGGCCACTTTCTTTTTTACTGACATCTTGCCCATCCTTTCGCGGAGCTGATTCTTCTTGCCGCTGTCTGTCTTCTGTTACTTGCCGATCATTCGGCTGACCAAAACGAGTTACTATTCGTCTGCCCTCTTTCGAGGGATCAAAGGTATCTTCCATTTCATCACCCCGCCATGTTTATTGGTTTATTGCCATGGATAACCTCTTGCAATCTGGTTACCTCTGCCACCGCGTAATCATGCTGCGGATTGGTCTTGTCCCAATAAGCCTTATTCAGTTTATTGTCCTTGTTCGTCATAATGTCCTTGACCGCCGCCGGAGCGTCCTCACCCATCAGGTTAAAGGATTTATCCCCGCGCAAGGCCGCGTCTTCCATCATGCCCTTGGCAACATTCCCGAATACCTTAACCACTATAGGATCATTGCCGTACTTATCAACAAACGCCTGGACTTCTTCTGGCGCACCACCAAAACGATTTAAGGCCGCCTTTGCACCCGCGACATATTCATCATAACGCTCTTTTGTGCCAAGTTCCTTCCGTAACAGTTCGCCCGTTACTTCCGATCTCTTGTTTTCGGCCTCGTTTAAAGCGTTGTATGCGTCTGTCTGCGTCTTATTCCACAAAGCATAGATAGCGGCAGCCTGCTTCGGTAAAATGCCTGTAGCGTGGCATGTCGCTTTAAATTGCTTCTCTAATGCCTCATCGTGGGGAACTCCCTCAGGCAGTTGAGGCTTGTCGAACTTGTAGCCGTCCGCGTCCTTTGGTCTGCCAAGTTTATCAAACAGGAAGTTCCAGCTTTCCGGCGTGTCCAGTTTACCAACGGGAAGCGCAATCTTTTCACCGCCAACCATGGACTGAGCATGTTTAAAACTCTTGAATACTTCTCCAACGGGTTTATCAAGAAACGGCTGAAATGCCGGATCATCTTTAAACTCGCCTAATAGTTCCGCGTTAATTGTCATTGGCGCACCACCAGCCGGAGGAGCACCACCCTGATTCCCTTGACTTCCCGGATCACCACCTTGATTGCCCTGATTGCCAGGATCATTTCCCGGATCGTTTTCTGCCATAAACTAACCTCCAATCATTATTTTGGATTTCATCTCATCGCTTAATTGCGCCAAGATGTATAAAAACACGTTGCGTTCACCCTCTCTAAAAACCGTCTCTAACTGATCACCCAGCACATAAGAAATAGACTGAGCGTGACACATGATCGCAATATCCTTCAAAACTTCAAATCCTTCTCTTGTGGAGAACGTCAACCCAAAGTTGATACGTCTCTGCTTGTCTTCCTCTTGCCGCATATCAGCTATTGTTTTTGCCGCGTCTTCTATTTTTCCGGCATTGAAGATATTATCGTTCATCTACCACCACCCGCTGCTTTCATTAACGCCTCTGCCGGACTGTTTGGCTCAATTGCTTTGGAAAGATTCGGCACTTGCTTCATCATTTCCGCTTCCTGTTGCGCTTTTATTGCCTCTGCCTGTGCCTGCTCCCTTGCTTGACGCTTCTTATCCCTCACATCGGGAGGCACAAGGTATTTAATCGGCATGCCTGACCTTTGGGCTGTCCCCTGTGCGATCTCATCCATATCAAAGTTATCCAGTATTTCCGGTTTAGCCTGAGCCATTTGCGCCACAAAGTTTAAAGTATTCCCTGTTGCCTGTGTTTCCTGTGATTTCATCGCCAGAGCTAACCTACCGACATAATCAACCGCTAATCCCTGATTGGATAACTCTTCCGGTACTGGCCGTAAATGGCCGGCTCGATACAATACCCAAAAGACACGGCTTAGGAATGGATCAAATAACTCTGTCTGTTGCCTTCCCAATGCAGGGCCAAGGATAGATATACTTTCTTCCAGGCGTTTGCTTATCTCATAAGCCGTTTTGCCATTGGTTTGATCTTGCGCCAATAATTGAAAAAGATCGTTATAGAAAAACTCTTTGATTCTCTTTTCCCTGCGTTCTTCCACTTCAAAAGCTAAAGAGAAGTTGCCACGACTATCAAGTGTCGTTGGTACTTCACCAGATTTATGATAGATCACGCCGCCCGCACGTGTGTTTGTTGATGATAGTGCGCTTTCTTTTGAAGCCAAGATAACAGGATCAATGCTCTTTTGGAATGCGCGGGTGTTGTCGTAGTTCATCTGGTTGAGCATTTTGGTATCAGCCAGGGCATCCATCGCGCATGATCGCCCCGTTGTTTCCCCTTCGCTTTTATCCCACCGGGGAACGGCATAAGGAAACTCTTGATAGCCACTTTCTGACAATAGATTAGCGTTCTTCTTCTCGATATACATCGAAGCGTAAGGCATATTCAGGTTGTTTAACTTGCGCCAGTCATAGTCATTGCGGCGAAATACAGCGTGGATGATCTCAAAGGTTTCTTTACGTTTGCCCTTCTCGTAAGCGTCTTTGATGTCTTTGGATACTTGATCACCCCACATCTGGATGCACTGCAAAGCAGAGAACTTCGTCCGGCGATACAGGCCATCAACGTTATCCTCTGCGTCCACTGTGATACAGCAATTAGCAATGCTAAAGGTCTGGCAGTTAAGCAAATACTTCTTACCCTCTGTCACATAAAGAACGCCCGTGCCGGCCCATCCTTCGTCAAAGTATATTTCCTGTAATACTAGTGGCGCTCGGCTGGCATTGATTGCGTATCTCATGCGCTCTGTCGTGTCGGCCAACCAAAACTTGACATTTGCGTTTTCTGCCGCTGTTTTATTACGGGTAGTAAGAGAAAACCACGGCGATGCCTGCGGAGATAGATTACCAAACAAACCAGAGGCGAACGTCCGCAATGCAAGGATCGGCGTGCCATCGTATATTTTAGACATATGCTTGCCGCCCTCAACCAGATTGGTATATATATTTTGTTTGCCGGGAGCCATGTAATCCGCAACCTCACGCAAATGAGAACGGAGCGTACTCATCCCGGAATCTAAATCATTAAATAAATCAATAATGTCTTGAGGTTTTGTTGCCATTTATGCCCCCGTTGTTTCGCTGCCTGTTGTGCCACCACCTAAAAGAGTTTTCTTTTTCACCGTTGCCGTGCCTGATGTATCACCGGCGTATGTGTCTTTCGTTTTTTTAGGAGCCGATCCCAGAATGCGCCGCTTCTCTTCTGCCTTAAATGCGTTGCTACTTGCTTTATCCTCTGTAGGCGCTGCACTTGGCGCTTCAATGGGTTTTTCTGCCGGAGGAGTCGGAGGCGGAACGTATGGAGGAGGAGGAGGCAAGGGATCAGGCCCTTTATCCATGCCCTTTATTATAGCTGTAACCAGTGTTGAAATAGCAAAACAACCTGATTGCGGATCACCTATAAGCTCAGGCCATAAGATATAAACCGCTATAAATATGGCAAGGATAACTGCATTCAACATATTATCTACCTCCAAAAATATTATAGTTTGTCTGTTGTTGATTCCTGTTTGCCGCTATTGTGAATATATCTGCGAATGTATCTTGATTCTGCGGCCTGCTGCCCGGTGCATCATTCGGGAAAGGTTTGTAACAATCGGGATCAGTGATCCGCGCCAGACAATCCAGCATATCGTCATGAGGAGCAACCGGGAATGACAGGTATTCTTCTTTGATGAATGCCTGAACCAAATCCTCTGTGATCCTCTCGTAATTTGTTTTGAGTAATCTGTCTGGAATATAAATACGCCCCTGCTCAAACAGCGGGATAAGCGTCCTGATCCGGTCTTCCTTGCTCAACCGTCCGCCCAGGGGAGTAATGCCAAAGCGGTAATTGTCCCTGTCCATAATTGATTCATAGTGTTGGATGTCTGAGTCTTTGCCATACTTCTCATAGCCGACAAACTGTGGCCGGAACTCACGATGCAGTTTGAACAGGACGTTTGATCTCTCTGTAAGTGACAGACGATCTCTGATCATGTCGATGATGTAAAAGTTCTCATCTCCGCCAAGGCCAATAACCATGAACACGGTATAATCATTGCCTTTCTTTTTCTCATTGGCCGGATCGCACAGGATGATCTTATTGAAATTAGTGAAGTGATTGCAGGGCCAGAACTTAAGCCATAATTCTTTGAACCCTTGAACCTCATCCGCTTTTGGATCAAGTAGCATCTGACAACCGAAAGTATAAGGCCCCATGTCCCGGCGCTTGTCTGCCAATGTGTCCGGGTGCAAAAGAACAGGCTTGCCCTTGACTGTACCATCGTCTGTCGCTGGCCTGATCCGCGCTGTTGCCGCGCCACGATCCATAATCAAACGGTAGGTGTCGTTGTAGTGGTAACGAGTACCAACATAACGGCTCTTCCCGCCATCCACGCCAAGATTAAGCGACAATTCCCATGAGTCGTTGACCTTGTGGATCATGTCCGGGGAACTGACAGACTCTTTGGTCACAACATCGTCATAGACTCTTAGTTTGTAATGTTTGCTTGTCGGCTGCCCATCCACCAATCCCCATGCTTCAACTGTTGATTCCTTCGGGTTGCCTGTGCGCTTGATGATTATCCCATCGTCTTCTGACCATTTCGGCGCTTCTTTCTGCGGATTGTCCCAGAGTATGTCCGGGAAGAGATTGTAAAGCGTCTTGTTGCCTTCAAACTCCCGCTTGATCTGACGTAAAAAGCCTTTGGCAATGGGTCTAGTATGTGAGAAAATCCCTACTGTAACTTCAGGATCGCGGAGAATGTCTTGAATAGTCAAAGCGTAAGTAATGATTGTTGATTTGTAGTGCTCACGCGCCCATAGGTCAAGCATACCGTCCGGCTGCGCTTCCACTTCCCGCACTTGCTGGTATATCCAATCACGATCAGCATCGTCCCGGTGCAGGCCATAGACTAACAAGAAGTATAAATCAGACAGACAGAGCTTACGAGCAAGAGCGGTCTTCTCTGCCGGTGTTTTGCAAGCGTCTGAGAGCAGTTTATAGTTTTGATGGCTTTCGTTTCTTGTCATTTCTTGCCCTTGCTGTAAATCTTCTCAAACATCGTTTCCACTTCTGCCGGTAGTTCGTGGTTAAGTGTTAAAGTTCCCTGTATTTCCTTTTTCTCCGGCGGCTTAAGATCGAGTATTGATATTGCCAATGCTGCCGCTGATAATCTCGTTTTGTGGTCAATTAGCGGATCTGAATAAGCCCACCGCGCACGATCTTTATCAAAACTTGTCTTTGTCTCCTTGGCTGCCAACCCCTCCGCAATAGCTTTTAGTGTTTTGCGTGTAGTGAGACCAACGACTTTGCAATCTTTGAGAGTTTGTTTCCTTGCATAGTCACCGGCGATCTTGCACATCTCCTCGTTTGTTAATTTTTTCTTCATTTGTGGTAATTATGACAGGTATTTAGATAAATGTAAGATGGAAAATGGTATGGATTGTGTATGGATTTGCTTATTTTTTCTTTAATTTATAAGAAGTGACGTTATTTTTGTTTTTAAATTCTAAATCTGAATATTTTAATAACCACCGTTTCACATCACCCACAAAAAGAAACGGTTGCTGTCTTCCGGGCATTCTTCGCAAGGGTAAATTATACCGGCGCACCCAAGTTCTCACAGTCCCCCAATCTTCAACGCGTAACAATTCCATAATCTCCTTACGCCCACGAGCAATATCAAGTTCAGTCATTTCTTTTCCTCCACCGGCTCAATTGTTAGTTTTAAATTCGCCCGCTTGTTTACCAGCAGGGCGCACATGGCAATGTCCTGATCCCGGCTCTCGAAGATGTCAAGGCTCAATCTGAACCCTCCCTCGATCTTTAGGTTTTTATATCCAGCCGCTTGCGCGAGTATTTGAATTGGTTTGCTCATGCACAAGCTCCATGAGGTCTATTACTGAACACCCTGCCGCCATCATACTGATCTGTAATATGCCCGGCTTTTACGCTTAATTTACATTGTGGGCAGAAATTGCGGCTGGTCAACCCCATGTGCGTACGTTCACAAAGCGGGCATTTGGATTTTACCAACTTGGTATTCCGGTATTTGTGATCCGGTAAGCGTCTTGAGGCTGCATTTGCTTTTGATTTGTTACGCTGATGCTCAAGATGACATTGCGCTGAGCAAGTCTTGCGCCCGTAAGTGGTTGTATAACCTTCGCCGCAAATTACACAGACCATGTCCTTTGGTGTGGTATTAACGCCGTTCTTCCCGCCTGCCCGTTTCTTTGCTTCTCGCTCACATAGGGTTGTATAATAACAAGATTTTGAGCAATAGATTTGCTTTTTGTATGGAGATATAAACTTCTTCCCACAAGCCTTACACGTTCCGGTCATTCTTCCCCCCTGTAACAAACGCATGTTCCTTCGTACATTCCCCACTTGCAAAGATCGCAATGGGTTGATTTCTCGTACCTGGGACATTCGTTTTCTCGCTGTTCGAAATCGCAATACTTGCGCTTTTTAATCCGTTCAGCAGTTTTCTTCGTAGATTTCGCCACTTTTGCCCCCGTCATCATAAACAGTAATCTGTTTTTTGCGCTTGTCTTTGACCCAATGGCCGAAATTGTACCCGTCCGTCACTTCCCAATGGTAGCCGGGAACCTTAATTTGTTTGGGCACTTCCTGGCCACACTCTTTGCATCGCTGGTCTGCCATTAAGCAGTTTTCCTCACTTCATTATCTTGTAATAACTCAAGCCTGCTTGCCTGTGGATAAGCTGCCGTGTTATCTTGCTTGCACCGAATACACCGAAAAACATAACTGCCTCGACTTGCTTTGCCTTTGGCGAATATCAAACCCTCTGAACATTCCGGGCAGTCAAAGTAGTTTTTGCCTGCTCTCTTATCGGGATGCGCATTCTGCCATTCACCATAAGCTCCCCAAAATGTCGCGGTTATATTTCGCGGGAAACTGTCAGAGGTTTCCTGAATTTTCTTGACGATCCAAGAGATAGGCTCTGATGGCATTCGATTAACCAGCTTAAACCATAATTCAATCGTGGCTTGCTTTGGCTCCTTCCGTTCGTAAAAATCGCATAGGGTTGAAACTGCCTTGGTAAATTCATGTAACTGCATTTTTTTCCTCTGCCTCCATTTCCGCCTGTCTTTTCACGGCCCACTCTTGAAGAGTTATTTTTTTATCAGCAACAAACTCCGCTTCCCACATGTGGTTTTTAAGCCAGCGTTCAGGGTCTTTCCACTCTGGTCGGAAGTCCCCATCCCTGGCGTTTGCCCTCCACTCAGTTTGTGCTTTGATTGCTGCTAAAATAACCTCAATGCCCGGATTATTACCGTTGAGTTTTTTCCAGTTTTTCCATGACTGTGATTTTGAACCTGATCTTTTTGGGTATGATGACCAAAATAACAAAAAATCTTTAGAGTAAGAGCTGCCGGATTTTTCCGGCATAGTTCTTTCTTTTGTAAGAGTGTCTTTTGTAGTAGTGTCTTTTGTGGTACTCAATAATGATAACGACGGATTATCTTTTTTGATAACGGTGATTATCTTTTTTGATAACGTTATCTTTTTTGATAATGGTTGCCACTTAGTATAATCTTTAGTAAATTTATATAGTTTTGCTGGTTCGTTATCTTTTTCGATAATGGTGATTATCTTTTTTGATAATAGCCTGCTTATTGCCCTACAAACTGTTGGCTTTTTGAGGCCGGTCATTTCCGTAAATTGTGATAGCGCAATCGCATCTTCACATTTATTCCAGCCGTAAGTTTTACGAAGGATACAGTCTAAAATCTGTCTTTCCTCTCCCGGTATTCTTATGTGACAAAGTGCGTCCATAATTTCGTTTGCTATTGCTGTATAACCATTTTCAACCTGTGGATTTGCCATTTCACTTCCTATTGTGTCCTGAAATTTTAAGCGGCAGGTGATTCAGGAAAATCACTTTTCCCCTGCGCCGGGTAGCCGCTGTTTTTCAAAATAACATCCCTTTTTTCAAATCGAGTTTTTCGATAACCGTTTCTAAATCTTTTGCCACAAATGCAATGCCACCCGCGTCATTAATATTTTGCAAAACTCGTTCTTGCTCAGGGCTGACGCGGCCTCCGGCAACCTTGACCTCTATTCCAATGAACTTCCCAGTACCCGGAATTATACCGATAATGTCTGGTATTCCCTTTGGCGCATACAATCCGCCGAAGTGCTTAAAATGCCAAATCCCAAATTGATTAAGAAGTGATCGGATACTATGTGTAATTTCTCGTTCACTTATCTTTGGCTGTTTCATTTTGCTGCCTTGTAAACTTCGCGCTCTGCCTGAAGGATGAGCCCCTTGTCCTTCGGGTTGTCCCGGAATAACTTTTCAAGCTCGGCTGTGTAGTCAACTTCAAACGGGTTGATCTTTGACCGGTTAATTAAGGTTTGAATTTTATAAAAGTAACTTGCTGTTTTCTTTTCTCTTTGCTCCTGCTTGTATGCTCTTGCTCCTGACATATAACCTCTTGATTTCCTTGATACTACAACGTACATTTTTGTTCTAATTGTTACACCCTTGTAACTTAGTGGGTAAAAAAAATATGGATATAATTACAACCCTGTAACCCAACAGGGAAATTTTTTTAATTAATTACTATTTGCTCTTTTTTCCGATCTTTTCCCTGATTGTTTTTGTTAAACCCTTGTTTGCCATTAATGCCTCGATTATGTCATCATTGGCATTAGCCCAGGCAATTTTCTGTAACGCCCTCTTTTGTGCATCAGATAGTGTCCGGCCACTCTTTTTCTCAATATATTCTGCTGTCATTCTAAGCCCCTCCATAAATTTACAAACATAATATGCTGTTAGATTGATTTCGTTTTTGGTGAAAGCGTTATATCGGGTCTTAGGTAGTCCACAAATCGCCATAAACTGGGTCTGGTTATAACCGCGATTCTTGGCTTCTTGTTGGAAGAAAGGCCAATATTCATCAAAGGATGTTACGTTTACATTTTTTACCATGACACTATTATACAGAAAAAAAATATTAATGCAAATGTTATTTGTTACAACTATGAAACCGTAAAAAAATAAATAAAGATTTTTCTTGACAAAAGAGTTACACCCATGTTACCTTAGCAACAACGGAGGCAGTTATGGAAACTAAAATCTGTACAAAATGTAAAGAAGCTAAACCGCTTTCTGATTTCGGAAAGTATCGAAACGATAAGAATGTTTTAAGAAGTCAATGCCGAGCTTGTCAGAGTGCGGCGGCTAGAGAGTGGTTCCACAACAACCGTGCCAGAGCGGCAGCTAGATTGAAAAAATGGAGAGCCAACAACCCTCTAAAGTCAGCAGAATACGCAAAAAAGTGGCGTAATAATAATCCAGAAAAAACAAAAGGCTGCAAGGAAAGGTATTATGCATCTCACCGCGAACAAATTGACAAGGTAACAAAACTATACCATAAAAACCATCCCGAAAAGGTAAGTATATGGCAGAAAAAACACCGAGATAGCCATCCAATTATTTTAAAGGCTTATAGAAAAGTCAATAACAATCCTGCACTAATTACAGTGCTTACCGAGTGTCCTTGCAATTATCCAATGAAGCATAAACATCACCCAGATTACAATAAACCTTTTGAGGTTATCCGGCTTTGCCCTTCGTGTCACGCGGCAGAGCATAAACGTTTACGCAGTTTGCAACCCGCATTAGCGGAAGCAATATAGCGGTACCCGCTTTGCCGTCCAGTGCAGCCTTAATTGGCCGTGACCACGAAGATCGCAGAGCAAACAAGCAGCACCGTTCTTTCTGAAATACTCGTAAAGTCCGCAAGTCCTGCGTTGTGACGATCAGATGATCTCCACCAGAGAATTTGCATAGTGGCTAACGGTAATTTTGGAACCGGCGAAACTGACCCGGGTGAACGGAAAAATAGAGGAGGCGAAGATGTTAAAAATCAGCCAAACGCGCAGACGGAGAGTCACAGACAAGATCAGGGATTATTCCTTGAATATTGCGATCATGATTTCGGTTGTGGCTCTATTTGTTTTCTTAATCTTTATGAATTTCACTTATTTGAGGTGTTTGTGATGGATGGCTGGTTAATGAGGACTGATGATGGCCGAAGATTATCAGACATAATCAACGGGATATTATTTTTTTCAGCTTGTAGTTTGTTTGTTCTTTGCGGGCTGATGAGCTGGATAGCCTTCCAGGACGAGATTAAACACGGCCTCCGGCTGGCACAGGGTTTCCTTTTTGGCTAAGGCCATCATCGTGGCGATTGCTGCGGTACTCATTGCTGGCTGGATTTATTCAGCAGTGCAATGGCGGGACGATTGCGGGATGATTTTACCGGGATTGCCGGGAACGTATTGCCTGGGGTTAGATGATGAAGGTCACAGAATTTATTTTAATAAGCACTATAAAATTTATATCAAATGAGAGGATATTATGAACACAAAAAAGACAGAAATTGTATCATTGGAATCTTTAAGCGGCGGCGCAGTAGTAGAAAGGTTCGGACTGGCATTGCAAGATGTTCTGGACAACATCATTGACCCAAACACAGAACCTAAAAAGACGCGATCAATAACTTTGAAATTCACAGTAAAACCGGACGAAAGCAGAGAATTTTGCACTGTGGAGATTGGAAGCGAAACAAAACTTGCGCCCATTTCCCCGCTTAGCACACATTTCTTTATCGGCATGAAGAACGGAAGTGGCGTTGCTTGTGAGCGTAGTACCAGACAAGCAGATATGTTTGCCGAGAAACCCCTACCCGAAAATGTAACACCAATAAACAGCGCAAAGGAGGCGGTTAAATAATGATCAAAGAGGCGATTGAAAAGATCCAAGAACTTAGCAAAGTAGAACAGTTTGAAATTGACGGGCGTAATTATACCAACAAGGGAATCGTACCTGTTAAAGCCCCGACACCCGCCACTTTAGTAATTCATACCCTTTCGGGCATTGTAGATTATCTAAACAAAGATATTGATTCGTTAAAAGTGGGGAAATTGGTTATTCACGTTAAAAGTCCGGTTATGGTCAGTCTTTACGGCTATCTTGCCGCCGATGCGTTTTATGAACGGCCTGAATTTATCGTGGCACAATTTGAACCTCCGACAATATTACTCGGAAGTTACAACAGTCTCGAAAGTTTCATCATCGGATTGCAATCGTTTTTCGTTCAGACAGAGACCAGCGCAGATTTACTGAAAGTAGTTGGCAATATCAGAGGCGAACAGGTTCAACAGTTCGAGGACGATGGCAAAACGCAGACAGTTACCGCTAAAGCCGGATTGTCAACCGTTTCTAATGTCGTTGTCCCTAATCCTGTTACCTTGAAACCGTTCCGCACCTTCCCCGAAATTGAACAACCGGAAAGCCTGTTTGTTTTCAGGATGAAACAGCAACAGGGGCAATCTCCTGCCTGTGGTCTATGGGAAGCTGACAACAAAGTTTGGAAGGTCGAGGCAATTAAAAGAATTGCTGACTGGCTCCAAGATAAATTACCGAATATCGCAATTATTGCTTAATTTAAACAAGGCGGTGACGGAAACGTCAAGGGGTAAGATGGGTTGGACAAAAGCACAGCTCCCTTCCAACGTCCACCGCCAAATACGAAAGGAGATAAAAATGAGATTTGAGTTTTGGAAAAAGAAGCCGGTAAACCCTCTACGAACACCGAAGGAAGCAGCGATAGACGAGATCACCGGCAAGCTAAGGGCGTTTCCGGTTTATGACAGACACGAGATCGTCACAGGTATTTTGTGTCGCGTATTCCCTGAGCCGCTTCACCTACATAAAAACCCACAGCGCAAACAGGAGGCATAATGGAAAATGAAATAGCAGCATTTGATAAATTAGATTGGCAACGTAAACACCGGCAAGCGTTCAAGGCTGCTAATGGGTTTTCTGAAACAAGTCACTACAGCACAGGCAAAATGCGCCTAATTATTCTCAATCGTGACGGCCATAAGTGCATTGATTGCGGAATGACAGACGCGGAGCATAAAGCGAAGTGGGGCAGACCAATAACAATAGACCATAAAGACAGAAACAGAAAAAATAATTCACCGGATAACTTACGGACTATGTGCCTGTCTTGTCATGGACGCAAAGACTTAATTCCCGAATTAAAAGATAAAAAATTATGTGATGCGCGGTTTGACATTATGGCCTCTCACGCTAATGGAGAGACCTATAAATCAATCGCACTAAGACATGGGTGTTGCCAATCAACAGTTTGTAAATGGCTTAAAATTTGGAAAGGAGCAAATTAAAGATGAGTGAATCACAGGCAGTTTATGAGGTAGAAGCAAGAGATCAAAATGCGCTGGCAGATGATACGTTGATTGCCATTGCAAGACAGGCAGAGGCGCGGATTGACGCGGTAGTGAAAATCAAGCAACTTGCCTTGAAAGTAACCAATGGTGGCGACTGGACTGACCAAGGCGGGAAGCCTTATTTAATGGTTTCCGGGGCAGAGAAGATAGC